ATGTTTGACTCCGGCAGCAAAACTTTCTAAACATTCAATTTTTCTAGAATGTTTTCGATAGTTAGCAACAGAGCTAACATAGACTACTGCATCAATGGTCATTTAAAATCTGCCAAGCAGTACCATCACGCATTTCTACTTCAGTAAACTGACAATAGGCAATGTGTCTTGCCCATGCTTCTACTTCATCTAGTGTGGGAATTTTTGGGTTTTCAATTTCACTCAATGACTGGCTGCACAATGCGGCGGCGGCATTTGGGCCTAGGGTGATAGCAGGCTTGCCCAACAACAATGCTTCGCCGGCTGCAATGCTAGAGAATGTAACTAAACAATGCACATCTTGGGCAAGCGCCATTTCCATAGTGTTGTCACTTACCCTGGCTGACCGACCTTGTTTGAGACGGACCACAACTGGACGATCTGTATATTTTTCAATTTCATCTTGTGTTTGTTGCAACCATTCTTCGAGATTGATATCATACAAGTTTAGGAGTTTTTGACTGGGCGGTGCTAGGAGAATGTTAGTGCCACGATAAAATTTATGTGGTTGAAATCCAGTTGCTTGCAGCCTATCATCAGGTCTTTCTATAATAGGACCAAAATTTTGCACATCGTTTTTGGTAATCCTGTGATACAGTTTGCGTTTGCCATTGCCAAAGTATCCTGTGTCCATGTAGTAAAAATCTCTGCCGGCAGCACGACACACTTCCATTTGTTTGCGTTTGGTAATACCACGCAACACAGCCGGAATCATGGTATCTTGTTGTTTTTCCCAAGTTGAAATTTGTCCACCGGCACCTTGGACAAAACTTTGCAATAGCGGATCGTACATGTGACCTTTTCTTTCGTATCTATATTCACTATCTAGTGCCACAATTTGATTGACCGGAATTGCGGCCAATTGTTGCTGTAGCTTTTCCAGCGTGATGCCGTAATACGCACCTTCAGGATCCACACGATATTTCAATATATCTTTAAATAGTTCTCGAATCTCTGGGACTGCCTGGTCCAACACATGCGGATCTGGGGGCGCAGGAGGCGGGAGTGGAATATATGTTGTCTCGTCTTCAAGTTCCCAGTCTGTCATTCCGGCAACCTTTGTTGACAATAATCAGTGAGCATGCGTTCCCGATGCCACTCGTTGCCTTGTGGCGTATCAGCAAACTCATGAAAGCATGGAGTGCCCAAGGTATAGTGTAAGAGCTTGGCGTCGGGGTTTGGCCCGTATTCATCGGGCAACCAATTCCAGTCTGGTGGCAATTCACCAATTCGTTCATCAAGTAACCATGAGAAGCGATGCAATTCAGCACCTGTGGCTTTTTGCACAAATTCTGGCGTAAGACGTCTATTGGGATGGCTATTGCAATTCCATAAGATCACACTCGACCAGTTCTTACGTGGATAGTCTTCGTTCTTGGCACCAAGATACTTTTCAGTCATACGTGTTTTGTAATCGTGTTTGACTACCATGACATCTTTGTCAAGTTGTCTCAAATTCCAAAGTTCTGCAATGTCTCCACGCACAATCATATCACCGTCAATGAATACAGCCCAACCTTCGTGTTGCATGAGATAGGGCACAAGGAACCGCGTGTAGATAAAGTGGTTGCTGCCGTCGGTGTGAGTTTCACTATATTCTCGAAACAAATTTAGTGCCACAGGCACAATGGCCACAGGTTGGCTGCTGTTACGGATGATTGAGTTTACACAGGTATGATACGCAATGGCTTCGCGTGGATCATATCCTACAAAAATAGGAATTGGTCTCATTTACGCTCAATATCCTCTTCCACACAATCTTCTCCAAACTGTATTTCAATCAGCTTGAGTGGTTGGTCTGTTTCGTTACACAGTTGATGCCATTCGTTGCGATTGATCCAGCAGGCTTCATGCAAGGTCATGTGATCTTTTAAATCTCTATCTGTGCTAGAATCCAGTGTGTATACTGTGGCTTCACCTTCAGCCACAAACCAAAACTCTGCTCGTTTGTCATGTCGTTGCATGCTCAGGCAAGTTTTAGGTGTGACTGTGAGTTCTTTCAGCTTGGTGTTGGCGCCGACTTCGTGTAGCACACGATAATAACCCCAAGCTCGTTGAGTCCGAGGCTTTTTCCAATCTTCTAAAATCCACGAGCTTGAATTTGTTTTGTTGGATCCGCCTACACCAAATGCAAATTCTAAATTGCTATCTTTAACATCCATCTCTGGAATGTTTGTGTGTGTACGATCGCCGCCATTAGCAAACACAAGGTCAGCATCGGGATAATGCGCACGAATCTGCTGTATAAAATGACATGCAGAACCGTCTGAATCATCAAAGGTGTAAACTTCATCTACCATGGCAAGATTGTTTATCACACACAATCTTTCTGTCCACGGCATAAACGGCCGACCTTTTTTGCGTGTGAGCCATTCATCCGAATTGAGACCCACAATCAGCATGTCGCCCAGAGTGCGGGCAGCTTTGAAATAGGCAATGTGCCCAGAGTGTAGCGGATCAAAGCCGCCTGTTACAAGTACAATTTTCATGCAGGTATTTACACCTGAATGTCTTCCATGCCAGCAGTTCTTAGGCGCACAATGTGCCCCATTTGCCACTGTTTGGTATCCAGACCCTTCATGATACCCAGCCAACGATTGCGTAGGTATGCTACTTCGTTGATTATGGTTTCATAGTCAATCACTTCGTCCTCACCATCCACATACTTTTCGGCATCTCGTGAAGTAAGCGCACGGGCATAGCCTTCCAGGTATTTTTGAAAGTGTTTTCTGCGTATCTTACGCAGTTGGATGTTGAGATAATTCAACACAGCTTCAATTTCTTGAAGCTGGTTGTATCTAAACTCAGTGATGCCCGGAAGTGCTGTGATGTTCTTTTCTACAAGCCCAGCAATGCGGCAATCTTTTTTAGCGTCAGTTATTTCGCGCTCATAGTGAGCTATAAAGTCTGGAATAGCACCAAGACTGGCAACTACTCGACTGTACCACATCAGTTTTCCCAGTCGTCTTTGTTATAATCCTCTTCTTCGGGATCTTCTTCTTCATCTTCTGCATAGTCTTTGTCGTTGTCAAGATATGCAGTAAGTGCTCGTTTGATATCTGAATCACCTTTAAATGCACCTCGAATATCTTCAACGTCACTGTCATTGTCCATTAAAATTTGCACCACAGTTTCTGCTGCCTCTTGGCGGTCAACTGTGTTGACAAAGCGTTTGAGTTCTCCCCAAATTTCTGCTGCTATTGCTTCACTCATTCTGCATCCTCCTCAACGGTACTTACCTCATCCTTGATATTTGCAAAGTCTTTCATCACAGTATCAAGACAGTTGTCATCGTTGCGTTCCCAACCTTTGCGGAACTTCTTGATAATTTCGCCTTCGGTCGTGGTGAACACCAAGCTGTTGCCTTCTTTCTTGAGCAGGCCTTTTTTCTCAATCAAGTCAGTAAGACCTGAGTATGGACTCATGCCTGTTGTGTAAGGAATCTTAACTTGCACGCCTTCAAAAGGTTTGGCATAGCGTGTTTTCATGACCTTGCAACCAGCACGGATACCCATCACATCAGAGATTTTGTTGCCGTCCTCGTCCTCTTTCAGCTTCATCTTCTTCATGGCCACAACAATTGATGAGGCGTAAATGAAACCTTGACCGCCGGAGATTTTATCGTCTGGGTCAAACATATCCTGGCTTGCGTATGTGTGGTTGGTACAAACCAAGCCCACATTGTATGAACCAAACATGTTCACACAGTTGCGCACCAAGGCAGTGAGAGCTTTGGGTTTACGTCCTAGATCACCCTTCATTTCGCCTGCATCAAACTGGTTCACATCAGTGGGTGTCAACAACATGCCCAATGAGTCAATCACAAACATGACCTTGGGACGTTCGCCATCTGGTAAGGCCTTGTAGTCACTCATGAATGTGGAGATGGTCTTGGCCACGTCATCAATCATGGCCATGCTCAGTTTGAGCAATTTGCTGTCGCTTGTGTCAACCCCAAGTGCCTTGAGCCAATCTTCGTCAAGAGCATTTTCACTGTCAATTAACACCACAAAGATGCCTTGCTCTTGTGCGTTCTTTACAATATTACCCGAGCAGATATAACTCTTGCCTGCGCCAGAGTCGCCAGCAAACACAGTTACCTTGCCCAGAGGAATGCCACGATTAAAATCTCCTGAGATCAGGTAGTTTAGTGCGTAGTTGCCTGTTGAGATCCAGTCTGTTGGATCATTAAAACCAATCGATAGGCCGTCGATTGATTTGGTAATTTCGCGTCTAAATTTACTGACGTCAAAGGGTTTACCCATTACATTCTCTCTTTCATATATCTTAAAATATTTTTACAAGGTTTGCCGGTAAAATATGTAAGATCACCGTTTAGTTTTGCTATGTCTCGAATTGAAGTCATAATAAAAAGTAAGGAAGTTTCCTTCCTTACTTAGTTTACATCACTGCTTGTTTTGGCGTGCGCGGATCATGGCCAAGATGTCTTGGGCATTTCCACTTGGTTTAGCTGCTGCAACTGGTGCGGCTGCAGGTGCTGGTTCCTCATCAAACGCATCTTCAGCCGCAGGTGCTGCCGGTACAGCAACTTTAAGTGCTGGTCTAGCAGCAGGTGCAGGTGTGTCTTCTGCGTCACCGGCAACAGCGCCACCAGGTGCAGCCACGCCAGCTGGGCGGAAGTATTGGCCCCAGCGCTCAGTGTCGTATGGCTGGCCATCTACTGATGCTTCAAACATCTCTTTGATTACCTTCAGCTCAACATCGCCGGGACGCTTGGGCAGGAAGGTGCTCAAGTCATGCAGGCTGTGAGTTTCAATTGCAGCCTGTTCAGCTTCTGTGAGTGCTGACTCTTTTCTGGCCCATTTAGAACTGTTGTAGTCAGCGTAGCCACCCTTTTGAGTCTTGGTGATACGGAAGTCCAAACCGCGCATCAAGTCAGTTGGCAATTCTTCCAGCTCAGGATCCATCAACGCACCCTTGATCAAGGTAAACAGCTGAGGTCCAATGATGAACTTGCGGATGGGATTGTCCGGAGTCTTGTCGTCGGCAATGGGATTCTCGCGCACAAAACCTTGGAACAGGTATGAACGTTTCTTCCAGTACTTGCGACCCATATCTTCAAGGCTCTTGTCCTTGAACCAAGTACGAACTTCTGCCAGTACCGGGCAAGCGTCTCCCCACATTTCCACGCAGGGCACTTGTACGAATACTTGTTTGGATTCCATCTCTCCTTTGACGCCGTTGAATGGCAGTCGGATCATTGCTCGTTCAACCCAGAAAAATGTGTTTTTTGTGTTACCGTCAGGTAGGAAGCGTAGTGTGGCCGATTGGCCTTCTTCCATGTTCCAGTGTGGATAAATTGCTCGATCGCCTCCACCTTGGTTTGAGTTGCCTTTGTTTTCAGCTGCCTGTAGTCTTGCTCGGATTTCTGCTAAAGATGCCATAGTTTGTTTCTCCTTAAAAAGTTGCCTATGTGTTGCCTATCTAAAATTAGATCTTTGTTGCCTGTGACGCACAAACAA